GATACAGCACCTGTTATTGTTGCTGTGCCACCTATAGCAACATTACCTACAAAAATACTATTTCCTGATACACAAACGTCATCATCAAAATCTACTTTATCACCAAATGTTTTATTAGTAAATGTTTGTGTTGCTGCTAATCCTGCTAATGTATCTGCAGATGCAGGTAATACTAAACTTATATTACCAGAAAAATCAGAATGTGCAGGTGCTTTTACTTCAGCATAATGTGAATTACCTGATTCACAGTATAATCTTATTACTGACCTAGATCCTCCATTTTTAACATCTACAATACCACCACCTAAACTTACTGTACCACCTATAATAGCATTACCACTTACTGATACATCATCTTTAAAATGTGCATATCCTGTAACACTTAATGTAGAACCAAGTTGTACTGCTCCTCCAATCGTAACATGACCACCAATATTTAAATCGCCTGATACAGATACATCTCCTGCTACATCAAGCGTACTTCCTAAAGATACAGCTCCTGCTATAGTTACATGTCCTCCAACATTTATATCTCCTGAGACAGACACATCTCCATCAAATGTAGCGTTACCTATAACTGTAACTGTACCACCTACATAAAGATTACTACCTACTGTAGCATTATCAACTGATATATCTCCTGATATAGCTACAGGTACATTTGTAAGATTAGCACCATCACCATAAAAAGCACTTGCACAAACTTTAGCATTTGCAGCTTGTACATTAGCACCACTTATAGTAACTGTTCCACCAACTACTAAACCTCCTGATACAGAAACATCATCATCAAATGTTGCAGCACCTGTTGCCATAAATGTACCACCTATAGATGTATTACCTGCTACATCTAATGTACTACCCATACTTACTGCACCTGCAATAGTAGTATGACCTCCTATATTCATATCACCTGATACAGATACATCTCCATCAAATGTTGCATTACCTATAATTGTTACAGTTGATGCAAAGTTTGCTGCACCTCCTACAGATACTGTACCTTTTAAATGAGAAGCTCCTGATACACTTAATGTTCCTCCTACTACAGCATTAGATACAGATATATTTCCTGTAATTGGAATACCTGTAATATTAGTACCATCTCCATAGAAAGCTGATGCACATACTTTTTCTTTAAATGTAGCATTACCACCTACTGTTACTGTATCTTTTAAATGTGTAGTACCTACAACAGTTAATGTACTTGCAAGATGTGTAGCTCCTGCTATGGTAGCTGTACTATTAAATCCTACAGCACCTACTACAGATAATGTTCCACCAATAGATGCATTATGTGTAACTCTTAATGTAGATACAGATACATCTCCTGATGTAGGAACATTAGTTAAATTAGAACCATCTCCATAGAAAGCTGATGCACAAACCTTATCTGCAACAACTCCAGTTGCTGTAACATTAGTAACATTAAAAGTTGAAAAGAAAGCTGATGATGCACATACAGCACCACCTATAAATAAATCACCAGATACTGAAGCATCTTCTGTTACTCCAAATTTACCTGCAACATTTATAACTGATGTAGATAGTTGTAATGCTGAATTAGTACCATCACCTGATTGTACATTTTGTAAATCACCTGTAACACCAGTATTAGCACTTACATCTAATTTAATTAATTGCTTATATGTTTTTGATATTTGTTTACTTGTTAATGTACTCATGCGTTACTCCAATATCGTACTGTAGAATCATCCCAATTAAAATTAGCTTGTTGCCATTCTAAATTTCTACCACCTGTATCAGGTCTTGGGTTTTGTATTACTGGGTTATCTCTTACATCTGCTATTCTATTTTGTGGATGGTTTTTTAAATCATATGCACCATCAAAACATGTTGGACAAACTAATGTATTATAGCTACTTAATTGCATAATTCTATGTGGATAAACAAAACCACAACAATCGCACATAGCTCTTGCATTACGATTAGATGCCATTAAATATATCCTATTTTAGGTTTAATAAATAAACTTGCTCTTTCTCTATCTTCTTCCATAGCAAAATTTAATTTTTCTTCATAGTTTGCTTTTAACATTTGTATTCTATCCATTGGTATACCAGGTCTTTTCATTGCTAATTGATATGATAAACCACATGTTAATGCTGGTAAAAATCTTTTAGGCATATCTGCATTTTGTCCAGCAGATTTATTTACATCTTCTAATTGATTAAACTTTTCTATATTTAAAACACCAGTAGAATTATCTGGAGTTGGATATAACATTATAGTAGGATTATCACGATCACGTTGAATAGCATATTGAGTTGGTCTACCTGATTGATTTTTATTAGGAACATTATGATATTCTTCTCGTGATATTCTTTCTAATGCTATATCAGTTCCTGATACACTTGTTGAATATGTAATAGCTAATGCATCTATTGTAGAATCTGATAAAGATACTGAAGCTACTGTATCAGTTACAGTTACTACAGTTGTATTAATAGACCATAAACAAATACCTCTGTTTTGCCAATCAGTTAACATTAAGTTAATTGATCGTCTAGCAGAAGCAGGTGTATGACCTAATGTTTCTTCGCCACCAATCATTTCAGTAGCTTCTTGAATTACTTCGTCTATATCTAAATTAAAATTATATGTACCTGATGTTGCCATTATTTAAAACCTTTAATCATAACAAGATGCAACTAAAAGAGTACCACCATGTTTAGCAGCAAATGTTTTTACATTTGTGGGTTTACCTCCTACACCTTGTGCTTTTGATCTTTTTCTTTTTACTGCAGATGTTTTTTGTGATGCTGTCATTCTTTTTGCTTTTGCTAATGGAACACATTTAGGATACTTACGTTTAGAACCTTTAGCAGATTTTCTACCACAAGGTTGATATTTACCATCTTTCTTAGGTGCTCCTATATCTACCCATTTTTCTTTTACCCATTCACGTAATCCACCACCTTTAGCTTTCTTAACTTTCTTTTTACCACCTGGTTTTACTTTGCCACTACATACTGCTGATGCATACATATTTGCATATGCTGATGGATATACATCAAACTTTCTTTTAGCTGCAGCTTTTCCTTTAGGACAAAGTTTTGCCATTATTTCATTTTTTTTCTTATACTAGCTAAAATTTTAGCTTGAGCTGCATGCATCTTTGATGCTTTATTTAAAGCAGTAGTTATTTCTTTTAACTTACTTTTTACTTTACCACCATCTTTAGCATAACCCATTTTATTTCTAACTTTACGTGGTAATTTTTTTAAACCAGGATTATTAGGTTTCTTTAACATTTAGCATCTCCATCTTTTTCTTGCTTGTCTTAATCTTGAATTAGGATTCTTTGCAGCTTTAGGAAACTTTTTCATTTGTCCTGCAGAACGTGCACAATAACTTTTTCTTCTTGATGCACGTTTACCTGTAGGACTTTTTTCTGTTACTGCAGTTTGTAATTTACTTCCAGGATTTTGCCTTCTATATTTAGCAACTCCTTTCTTTGTCATGCCTGCACCTTTTTTAGTTGGTCTTTTATAACCACCTTTTATGGTCAAGCCTTTCATATTACTTTTTTTTCGTGTAGCCATTACTTCTTAACTAAACTCCCACCAAAATATAATCCAATAATTGCTGACATTAAATGTGTATCAAGTGGTGTAATAATAACACCATTAAATACTTTATCCATAACTACTTCTTTTTTATCTATTAAGAACCAAAAACCAGGTTCAAACTCTGTCCATGTAAGAACAACATTTACATCAGTAAATACTGGAACTAATTTAGGAAATGCAATGATAAAGAATACTGCTGTTAATGCAATAATTCTACGTGTCCATTGAAATCCTTTGTTGTCAAATTCTCTTGCTTTGTTAATTTCATCCATTTGAAACTTACCTCTAGCAAGAAGCATTTTCTGTTGATTAGCTCTTTCTTTTGCTTTCTGTCCCCAAATGGTCATCATACCACCTAGTAAACTAGAACCTAGCATTGTAAGCATTTCAACAGGTAGACCAGCTAACATTAATTAACTCCTATTTCTTTTTTTCACTCATCCAAAATCCTGCAACACCTGCAACACCACAACCAATTAAACAGATTGTTTGCCACATAGGATTAGGAACAATGATACCACCCATAGCACATACTGCTGCAATAGCAGAATATGATGATGGTTCTTTTAGTCTTGACATAATCTTATCCATGTATTTTTCCTCCATATTGTTTAGCAACCATTTGTTGCCCTGAATTGTCTACTTTGTAGACTTTACCACCCATAGGTTTTTTTACAATATTTTTATATACTTTACCACCCATAGGTCTTTTTACCATTTTTTTACCATACATATTTTGCTCTTCCTTTTTAAATTTTTTATAAACTTCTGGTTCATTAATAGCCAGATAAGTTTTTTGTTTTGTAGATTTAAAAGGCACTACTTATAGCCTTTACCATAGCCACGTAGTGCAGCTCCAACTCCTCTAGGTGTACCTATTTGACCTCCAGATTTTTTCTTAATAACTTTAGAACCATATTTTCTTTCAGTTATACCTAAAGATTTTAATTCTTCTAATTCAGTTTTAGTTAATTTTTTACCACGACCATATAATAATTCCATAATATTTTCTGGTATATCTGCATATTGTCCTATATCTTTTGTTTCACCTTTTTTAGTAACACCAATAAGACCTTGTTTTACAAGTCTACGAAACTGTGCTTTAGACATTTCTTTTCTTGAAGGTGGAATATGTTTAGATAATAAACGACCTCTTGCATCTCTTTTACCACCACTTGTTTTAGGTGGTGTTTGATCTTTAGATGTTTCTCTTGCAGACTCTCTTACTTCTTTTTTAATAGCAGCTTTTCTCTTTTTAAAAGCAGCATCACTTTCACCTTTAAGTCGTGTAATTTTATTAGGATCTGTTCTTTTTACAACCTGTTTCTTTTTTACTTCAACTTTCTTTTTAGGTCTACCTCGTTTAGATTTACGACCACGTTTAACAAGTTTTGCACCTTCTTTTATTATTTTTCCTATTGGCATAATATTAACCTTTCTTATAACCTTTACCAAAACCACGAAGAGCAGCTCCAGTTCCTATAGCTCCACCATGTTTACGTGCTACAGTATTTTTATAAACTTTACCACCCATAGGTTTTTTAACTATAGGTCCACCTTTTTTACGTGCCATAACTCTATTAATAATATCTATATCATTAGCATCAAAAGAATCTTGAATGAGTTCTCTATTATCTCTAACATTACCTTTTAAACTTAATCTATCTGCTTCTGATAAACCATTATTAGCTCTAAATTTTTTAAGAAGATTTTTAACTCTTGATATTACAGCTTTATTTTTTGGTGCATTACTTTTCATCATACGTGCAGCACTACCTTTTTTTTGTGCTATATCTTGTTCATCTCTACTAGCACCTGTAAATCTTTTTTGACCAGATCCTTTACCTGTTTTTGCAATATCTCTTGGACCCATTTCTGCTTTTTTTGTTTTTAGTTTACTTGTAGGTGTTTTTACAACTCTTTCAACTATTTTTTTAACTAGTTTACCAGCAGCCATTATTTTACTCCAAGATTTGAAACTGGTTTTGTACTCATTTCAAATGATTCTCCTTGAGGATAGTCAGCATCAGATACAGCTTCAATAGGTCCTTTTACTTGTGGTCCTTTACGTGCTGCTCCATATCCTTGTCCTGTAGGAACACCATTGATGTCACTTAATTTTTTATTAATAGCTACTCTACCTTGTGCACCTATTATTTTGTCGTTATTATAAGTAGGCATTACTTTCTCCTTTTAATTTTCTTTTTCTTTTTATTTGGTTTAGTTACTTGTTGTTTAATATTAGTTCTGCTAATTGGCATTAATTAGCTCCTTGAATAACTGTATTAGGTCCACCTGTAGGACTATTAGCTGATTGCATATCATCTTGTCTAGTACGTCTTGCTTGATTACGAAGAGCATCTATTGAATTTTTGTACTTACCTTCCCATGCTTGAAGGACTTGAAAATCTTTTATAAAATAATTTGCTTCTATCATACATGCTGCAAATAAAGCATTATAACAACTTTCACTAAAGTAGTTAGATGTTGTTACACTTGTACCTGTAGCACTTGCTAAACCTAATGGTCGTTTTGTATATTGTATTTCACCTGCAACTGTAGATGCTGGAGTAGGTACAATATAAATTTGTGAATTAGTTTTTCTTGCATAGTATCTTGGAGTACCTGTAGATGCACTTACAAATCCCCAATAATCTATTGCATACTCATAAGATCGTTGTAATAAATTTGTTTTAATATTTGTTGCACTAGCTGTATAATTTACATTACGCACTACTAAAGCTCCATCAGGTAAACTAACAACAGGATTAGATGCTGATATAGCAACTGATGCATAAGTATCAAGAGCTACATCATCTAATTCTTTTATTAGACGACCTTCTGCTTTTTCAACAAAATAAGGTATTTGAGTTTCAAATTCTGACGAATCATTTTCTATTGTATTAATGATGTCAGTTTTTAAATATGAATAGTTAGGCATATAATTATCCTAATACTAGAGTTACACCACCTGCATCAGGTGTGCTTACACTTACTGTGCCTTCACACTTTACTCCTACTTCACCCATATAAATATCTGCTGTGCCACTTGCAGCAACTTGGAATTTAATTTTACTTCCATTTTTATCACCTATATCAAATGTACCAGCGACAGTAGAAAAAGCATGTACAGCAAGAACACGTGTTACATGAGGTAAAGTTACAGCAATAGAATTTCCTGCATTATCTGTAGTACTCACAACTTGTGGAGAAACAATAACACCATCACCTGACTTAAAAGCTGTAGTTATATTTGTAGACATATATCTTTCCTTATAGTATAGAGGAGGAGAATATCTCTACTCTCCTCCAATATTTATAATTAGGCTCCTTGATTTCCAAACCAACCACGCCAGTCAGAAACACCAAAAGAATATCTTTCACGTGCTTTGAAACGTAGGTTGCCAGTATCGAAATCTGGTTCCATTTTAGTTTGTAATGGAGTTCTAGTAAACATTTTAGTACCATTAGGTACGTCTGTTTTAATGAACCAAGCATTTACATCTGTAAATCTTCTGTTCACATAGAATCCATCAGGCAATACACCTAGATGTCTAATAGCATTGATGTCATTATTAGCTCCACCAGTTGTACCTGGAGTATTTAATAATTGATCTGCTGTAAACAATAGGTCTGTTGGTACGTGTAATGAAACACCTGAAGCACCTACAAGAATACCACGATCATCAGTAGTTTTTTGTATCTGAATGATCGCTGCTTCTATAGTACCTTCAGCTATAGCTGCTGCTGTAGTAATGTTTGTTACTGTACCAGTACCTGTTACTGGGTGTGCTGCACTAAACATAGGTACACCATCACCTTGATTTGTTGTAAAGCCATTGTTGTACAAGTCAGCAGCTTTTTGCTGTTTTGTACTTGCCATAGCTCTTGCTAATCCTTTTGCTCTTAATTTTGCAAAAGTATCATATAGATTATCTTCCATAGCTTCTTCAGTTACTGCGAATGCTAATGCAACAGTTTCGTTTGTATACCTTGAAGTATAACTTTCTGATGCATCATCATAAACAACAGCAGCACCTTCACCTTTAGTAGGTGCAGCACCAAAGC